CGGCGAGCTGCGTCAGCAAGCTGGCGAGTGCAGCGTTCCCGCCCCGCGACCCGGTCACCACGACCGGGGTGCCGACGCCGGCCGACGCAATCGTCGAGACGGCTCCGGTGGGACTCTTGTACACCAGCGACCCCGTCGGATCGACGTAGAGGCCGCTCTGGCTCGAGTACGCGCCGCAGTTGAACACGAAGTCCGCATCCGCCGCCGTGAGCCGCGGGCTGATGGTCCCGCCGCTGTTGCCCGTGCCGTTGCAGCCGTCGTAGGTGGTGCGCCCGTTGTGATTCGACGCGCTCGTCTGGAACCCCACGCCCACGTTGTTGGTGGCGATGCAGCCGCTCACCACGTTGCGCGTACAGTCCACGCCCAGCGCGCTCGTCGCGAGACTGAACCCGCTCCCGCTGCCGCCCCGCGCGTGGCAGCCGACCAGCCGCACGCCAATCGTCCCCTGCAAGCCGAAGCCCGGATAGCCGGGCGCGGTGAGGCCGCACGTATCCGCCAGGCAGCCCGTGGCCGCGCCCGTGACCACGTCGCTGAACAGGAAGCCATTGAGGCCGCTCTTGCGCGCCTCGCAATTGGCGAGGCCCACCCGCGCCTGGCGGATGTAGAAGCCGTACAGCGGCAGCGTCGCGCCGTCGCCCTCGGCCATGCAATTGCTGAACTTGATGCCGTACGGCTCGTGGACGACCGTGCCGCCCACGTCGAACCCCCCCGCGACGTAAAACCCGCTGCCCGTCCCGCCGATGACCGTGCAGTTCTCGAACAGGCAGCGCGCCGCCCCATCCAGCGGATTCGGCAGCGCCACGCCGGGCGCCGACACCAGCTCGTTGAACACGGAGAAGCCGCGCCCGACGAACGGCGGCACCTGGCCCTCGGCGCCCTGCGGCTGGATCGCCACGCAGTCCGTCACCCGCACGTCGGTGCAGCCCCCGAACTGGAACGGGTAGGCGCCGTGCCAGGTCACCACGTTGCGAATGGCGACCTGGCTGACGCCCAGGAACTTGAACTGGTCGCCCGCGCCCCGCAGCGGCGTGGCGGGCAGCGGCGGGATGGGCGTGGCCCACGAACAGCCCTCGGCGCCCAGCTCTTGGAGCCCGACGCCGCTCGTCCCGCCCGCGACGGGGGTGCCGTCGTCGCGGAACGCGGTGCATTGGATGAGGTTCGTCTGGTCATTGCCCACCAGCACGCTGGCGAACGGCGACGCCCCGCGCAGCACGACGCCCGACGTGAGCCGCAGGCTGTGGTTGGTGCCCGCCCCGCTCACGTCGTGGTGCCACTCGCCGCAGTGGTACCTGCCGGGTGGCAGGTAGACCACCCCGCCCCCGGCGGCGGTGCAGGCGTCGATGGCCGCCTGGAGGGCGGCGGTGTCGTCGCGGACCATGACGAATTCGTCCGTGACCGTCTGCGACGCCGTGGCGTCCAGGTCGCAGCGGGTGGCGTCCACCACGGCGATGATGGTCGCGGTGAGCGCCCCGCCCGGCACGCCCGTCTGGGTGAGGCCCGCGTGGCCGATGGACAGGCGCGTGCCCACGTCGGCCTGGGTGAAGGCGGCCTGCGGACACGTGACGCGCCGCTGCCCCGCGGTCATGCCGCCGCCCCCGAGCTGGCGGCCGTCGCCGCGCGCCCCGTAGGCCCGCGCGTCGAACACCCGGCCCAGGAGGTCGTTCGCCGCCGCGGCCAGCAGGTTGTGGTGGCCGGGGTGGTCGTCCCACTGGGGCGTCGCGTTGGCCTTGTCGGCGGCGACCGAGGCCGTGAGGGCCACGTCAGACCCTCGTCGCGGCGAAGTCGTCCCAGCGCCCCGCCGTGTCGTTCTGCATGCGGAAGCCCCACAGGGTGCCGCCCATGCTCCAGCCGTCCACGGCGGTGACCCGCGAGACGCCATTCACGAAGAGCTCGAGGTTGGGGCCGCGACAGGACAGCCGCAGCACGTCGCCCGCCGCGGGCGTGGTGGAGTAGGTGCCCAGGCCCGTCACGACGCTGCCGACCCGACGGGTGATGGCGTAGCCGGTCGCGGCGACGTTCACGTAGATGCCGTGACACTGGTTGTTCATGTTGGCGGCGGGCGTGACCCGCGCGTAGAGCTGCATGGCGCTCGCGGCGCCCGTGGCGGCCAGCGTGGCCTGGACGCTGCCGTCCGCGCGCCCGCACTCGACGAGGGTGAAGGGCTGGATGGCGGCACTCTGGTAGGCGCGCCCGCCGCTCGTGCCCGCGCCGGGCTGGGGGGACTGATAGAGCACCTGCCAGACCTGGCCGCTGGGCGCGCGGCCCATCCCGTTGTCGGACGTGCGGTCGTCGAAGCCGTCGCGACACTCGGAGGACGGGCGCGCGAATAGCAGGCGGCGCATCAGGAGCGCTCCAGGGTGACCGTGAGTCGGAAGTTTTCGCTCGCGCCGGGCGTGTAGGTCGCCTGGGCGGCCAGGGTGGCGTAGAGGGCGGTGTCGGCGGCGGCGCAGGTGAACGGGATGCGGCGGGCGTCGTCCAGCGCGTAGGCCGTGTCGGCCGCGGCGCCTTCGGTGCGCAGCACCACGTCCGCCCAGCCGACCAGCTTGGCGCGGTCGGCCCAGAGGATGTTGGCGGGCGCGTTGTCGTTGAACAGCGTCGGGAGCGCGTTCCAGAAGTAGATGCGGAACGCGGCATTGGGGACCACGTTCGTGGACTTCTGGAGCAGCAGGGCGGTGATGTAGCCCGTGCCGCCCGCGTTGCGGGCGGCGGCCGCCAGGGTCATGGCGGTGGGGGCGGTCGTGCTGTCGGCCACGGCGTCGGCCGCGGTATACGGGGTGGTGTCGCCGGGGCGGGCGAACGCCGCCGACGCCTGGAAGGTGGCGCCGCTGTCCGCAACCGGCATGCGCTAGCGCCCCTTGTCTTCGGGTGGCGACTTCTGCGCCTTCGACTCGGCCGCGCGCTGCGCCTTGGCGTCATCCGCGGCGGACGCCTCGGCCGCCTGCGGCCCCTTGCCCGCCTTCGCGGTGGCCTTCATCGCGTCGGCGGCGGCCTGGCCCGTGAGCACGGTCTGGCCCGCGGGATCGCCGTCGGGCACCACCATGCCCTCGGCATCGACGGTCACGCGCAGGGATTCGACGTTGGGCGTGTTGGCGCCGTCGTCGGCAGGGGCGGCGGGTTGCGGCTCGGGTGGGGCCTGTTCGTCGGTCATGAGTCCCTCCGTGTGCTAGGTCTGGGTGCCGACCTTGGTCCAGGTCGGCGCCAGGGCGGTGCCCGTATTCGCATACAGGATGCCCGTCGAGTTGTCCATGTACTGGATGCCCGCGGGCGAGCCGCGGCCGGTGGCGGTCACGCCCGGGGTGGTCTCGGCCACCGCGACGGTGGGGCTGGTGCCCGTCAGGCTGTTGTTGGCGACGGCAATCGTGGGCACAGCCTTGCCCGCGAGGGCGCCCGCGAACGTCAGGGTGACCGTGCCGATGCCCGCGGTGAGCGTGCCCGCCGCGGTGGTCATGTTGCCCGTCCCGACGGATGGGAGCGCCTCCAGGGCCGCGTCGATGGCGGCGATGAGCGTGGCATTGGTGGCGTTCCACGGGATGGCGGCGGTGGTCATGCCCTCGAACGCGAGCGCGAACGATCCGCCCGTGGGGGTGCCGCCGATGGTGAGCGTCTGGACTTCGGACGTGCCCGCGCCCGGGGCGCCCGCGCCCGTGATGACCGGTCCCGCGCCTTCGATCACTGGCATGGCGCCCCCCTAAATGCCGGTCAAGGTGCAGAACGCGGAGGGGCGGTACACGGCGAGCGTGAGCCGTTCCTCCGCCAGGATGGCGACCTTGTTCTCCACGAAGAAGGTGCCGTGCTCGGTGCTGATCGTGATGGTGATGCCGGTCCTGCGCAGCACCTCGGCGTGCGGTCGGAACGCGCCCACCAGGCCCGTGCCCTCGGTCATGGCGGTGGTTTGGCGCACGTCCAGGCCCCAGATGCGGTCGGGCGCGGAATCGGCGGGATTGCCCCAGATGTAGATGCCGTCGGCGGTGCGCAGCAGCTTGATGTCGGTCCAGTCGTTCGGGTGGAAGATGACGCCCGTCGGCTCGGCGAAGCCCGCACCGCTCGCCCCGCGAATCTTCTGCATCGCCTTGTACACGGTGTCGGGCGTCGGATCCGCGCCCTTCGCCTGCGTTTGCAGGCCCGACCGGTTGAGCAGTCCGCGGATATTCGGGGCGTTGCCGTCGCCGTTGAGGAGCTGCGCCTCTTCGACTCTGCGCACCATGTAGGCGAGACGGCCCCTGATTTGCCCTTCCAATGCGGCGTTGTCATCGAGGCTTTCGGAGGTCGCGGGGATGAAGGTGCCGATCTTGCGGGCGGTTTCCGTGCGCAACGTCCAGGCGAGCGCCGACTCGGGCTTGGTGCCACCCTCGCTCACCGTGGTCGCCGCGTTGGTGACGGTCGTTTCCTCGTAGTACTCGACGGTCCCGCGGTCGATGTTCGATTCGAGCATCAAGTCCGCGATGGTGCGCTCCTCGAGCGCCATGTCCACCATCGAGCGCCGCTGATTCTGCGGCGAGATGGTGGTCAAGGTGATGAGGGTCTTGAAGTCGATATTCGGCAGCTCGATCTGGGCCTGCTGGGCCTTGCCCTCGCGCACCGCCTTCAGGGCGGGATGGTCGCGCAGGAAGGCGCGGAGCTGCTGCACGGGCTCGGCCTGCGTCCGCGAGCCGTTGCCGCCGCCGGTCGGGAACGGGAACGCCGACTTCGGCTGGCCGAGGCGGCCCAGCTCGGCCGTGTTGTTCTTGCCGATCTGGTCGAGCAGCGCCAGGCGGTCGAACTCGCGGCCCAGGTCGGACAGCTCGTCGTTGCGGGCCTTGATCTGCGCGGCCTTGGCGGCCGTGTCCCCCTGGAGGAGCGTCACCCGCTCCAGGTCCACGTCGGCGCCCGCCTCCTCGAAGATGTCGTGGAGCTCCGTCCGCTTCGCGGTGAGCACCTCGCCCAGTTCGGCCAAGCTCGGCATTAGCGCCCTCCACGGTGCGCGAACGGGCCACGCGGGGCACTGGGCGGTTCGGGATAGAGCGTCTCGAAGGTGCGGAAGCGGGCCGCCAGCACGGCGGGGTCGTGCGGGGAGGCGCCGCGGCGCTGGATGCCGTCGAGGGTGCGACACAGCTCGCGGGCGCGCTTGAGCAGGTTGGGGAGCTGCGGGAGCTGCGCCAGGTCGGGCGTCGTGCCGAAGGCTTCCAGGGCCGCCAGCAGGTCGGCCGGTTCGGTGGGCGGGTCGATGGCTTTGGGCTCGCTCGCGCACGCGGCGCCCAGCTCCACGGCGGTGTCGTGCAGGGCCTGGATGCGGCCCGCGTCGCTGGCGCTGTTGCGACGGCCCGCCTTGCCTTCGGGATCGGCGGCCTTGACCGCGGTGACGCCCGCCTCGGGCTGCATGGGCACGGGCACCAGGCTGGTTTCCAGCAAGTGGATTTTCTTGAGCAGCCGCCCGTCGGGCGAGGGGGCGAAGTCCTGGGCGAGGTAGCCGATGGACAGGCCCATGCTCTTGCCGCGCGCGAGCCGCTCCTGCACGACCTTGCGGGCGGCCTGGGCGTCGGGGGTGGAATGGAACTCGGCGGCGATGTAGAGCCCGTGGGCGTCCTCGTACGCCTGCGCGACCGTGGCGACGGGCAATGCCGAGTAGTCGTGGCCCCACGGGATGAAGCCGCGGGCGAGGAACTGCGGGAGGGTGTCGGCGTAGGCGCCCGCCTGGACGACGTCGCCTCCGAGGTCGCGCACGCCGAAGACGGAGGCATAGCCCGAGAAGCTGCCGTTGCCGGCATCCGACGCCTTCGCCTCGGTGAGCGGCCAGACCTTGCGCTCGAGCTCGGGCAAAGACACGCCCACGGGCGTGCCCGCGGCGTGGGGCTAGGGTACGACGGGTGGGGCGGGGTTGTCCAGCCAGGCGCGGATGATGGCGTTCAGCAGCACGCCGATGGGCACGCCACGCCGGACGGACTCGACGCGCAGCTCCCGCCACAGGTCCGGATCGAGCCCACGGACGGCCCACTGCGTCGCTATGGGCGCGCTACGACGGTGTTCGCGCACCACGCGCTTCCCGCCGGCGATGTTGCAGGCTCGATGCGCCGGCCGGAGGTTGGCCGCGCCATTCGAGCCACCCAGCCCGCGGGGGTGGATGTGGTCGAGATGCATGGCCTCGAATGGCACCGGCCGGCCGCAGAACCCGCAGAGCCCGTTGTCCCGTTCGTAGATGGCCCGTCGTTCAACGGCGTTCACCGGTCCTCCATCTCGGCAATCACGCGCTCGAGTTCGCTG